GTAAGTAACCAAGCGTCACCAGCTTTTGTAGCACGTTACCCGGAAAGAGGTGATGTTGGTCAGCTCTTACGAGTACGTGCTCCTTGATAGGGTCATCCTCCGGGATTTCATAGAGTTCTAACAACATCTCTTTCGAGAAGTGGTTGGACTCCTTGAGTGCACCTCTGTATCCTGAGATACCGAGGTTCCCGGTGTTTAGTTCATTCATCATGGTAAGATAGTACTCCCTGTGCCAGGGAGGGCATCTCGCCATGATGTTAATCCATGATGTGACAGACCAGTCAGGGGGTGGTTTCCCAACCCCGGCCAGCTGTCTCGGTAAAAATAAGGGCTCCGGGCGTGAGATTGTAGACAAGCTCACGTCCTGGAAGGCAGACGCTATCCCAAAGATAGTTCTGCTCGGCCCATTCATTTTGTCGGCGTATTCCTGGTCGTGTCCAAGGAGGGTTACCTTCCCCCTTGGATCCGATGAGAAATTCGGCCTATCCTTTTCAGTTGCTATTAATACGCGTATCTTCGGCACGTCCAGATACGGTATCAACAGCTGCTCTTTCGATTTCATCCCCGTCCGACACGTGTTCGCACGTGAGACGGGGATGTGAAACCACTCCTCGCAGTAGGTTCCCCAATCTTCAGTCAAAGCACTGTCGAGTGGGGACTCCTCATATCCTAACATGGCAGAACATGCAGCAAAGTGTACGGCGTACTCTTTGCTGTCTGTTATACCAAAAACGTCGTCACCATTCCCTTCCTCATACGCTTTCGCGGATGAGGCGATCCTCGCGTAGAGGTCGCACACCGGGTGTGCAAGGGAGAGGTTGGTTTTTGTGAGTGGATCGCCCATTGGAACCCCGTTAACAAGGGTTCCAACGAACTTTCCAGATATATATAACTCCTTTGGTCCTAACCAGTACTCTCTTATCGAGGAGAGTAGGTCGGGATCAAAGCCCATTTTGTGTAAGAGCTGACCTGTCAAAGCCCACGCCATTGCTGGCGTGGGTATGTCAGTCGCTCGTTCCCAGTCAGTGGAATACGCATAGGTTGGACCTCCGTCGAAGATCCAACCCATGTTGTTATCCACGTTATCTCTGAAAGAATGCCTTATCTTCTCTATGAACCGCCAACCAAGGCGTCCCGCCTTGAGTCCGGATCTCAGATGAGGTAAGGTCTTTATTACGTTAAGACTGATGTGGCTAAACGGTTGTAAAGCCGCATCCTTCCAAAAACTTCCTGACGTGACTATCCTCGCTTTTCCGTTCTCACGGATCGCGGCGACATTCACTTTCATTACACTCTTGTCGCCCGAGTTGATCTTTTCGATCGCCTCGCGCCACACGAAGTTACCAATTGTACCTGGTATCCCATCCCGTAAGGGAGGGACTACAATCTCCGCGTCGCGGAGAATTGTCTTCAGGTAGCCAAATTTTCCTTCATTCTTCCGGGTCGACTCGCGGCAAGCCGCGGTCGACATAGAAGTCTTGAATTCGTGATTAGGTCCATAGTTCAGCTCACCAGCCAATTGGCTAGTGACCTGGTCCATACACCATACTAGTAAATCGTCCGGATCAAAAGTTCTTGGAACCGTTACCGTTTCCAAGAAGGATTGAACCGACTCTTCAATTTGGCGTAGTCCCGCCAACCCGGTTGCCCGGGTTTGGCAGAACATCGCCGTTCTAAACATCTTCTCTTTGGACGACCTGTGGTACATCTGGTTAAAGATTCGCACAGGAAGCGCAAAGTACGACATATTTCGCAAGAAGTCTCTTTCAAGGTCGATCCCGACCTTGTTGAGCATTGCATGCTTGACGGTTTTCCGCAGCAACTTAAGTTTCTTTTGGAAACTTGAGTAACCGTGGAGGCAATTCATTATTATAGAGTTTGTTATCCGATCACTAAGGCGGTAGCCTTCGTGAAGGAACAACTCGGGGAAAGAGAATATCAGGGATGTCAAGACACCGTCGCAGGTGTCTAAGATGTCCTTGATAAATCGTCGACCTCTACCACTCTCACTTAGCTTCCGGATCCGGGAGCGGCCTGAGAGAGGTAGTCGTCTATACCAGTATGTAAGCTCTCGTAGGACACCTCTATAGGTTTCCGGCGAGCACTTCCAAATGTTAACACGTCTACCTCTGGAGTCCTTCAACGAAGGGCTCCAAAGGGAAACATAATTATAGTCCCATGATATCTCCTCTTGCAAGGAGGTACCATTCCGGACTGCATCAATGAGGATACGCACAATCAGATTGAATTGATCTGATTGTGCCTCCCCCATATAGTTTTCATCATTTTTGTCTATCGGCTCCCTCGTGTTCGAGGTTAGAGGCAGACATTTGTGTGTGAAAACGACCATAACAAGTATGATCGGTTTAGCCGATGACCCCACGCGTCTGATGACTCAGCGCGGGTGAGGCCTTGTGTGTTCCGATCAAATACGGAGGCGGTGCTGAGGAACCTAGCGGTTCCGCATCCACCTCCGACCAGAGTTTACTAGGTCGGGGTATCCCCAGGAAAGTCCTTTCCGGGGGTATCCCAACTCTGTTAATGTTTTCATCGGGAGCTCAGCCATGGTAGCATGGTGGGGTACCCGAATCATATTCTCTTTTTTAACGTCAGACCTCCATGGTATCCCTCCTGCCCGGAAGGATCCCATGTCAGTCTGATGCATTGATTCGATTCTGAAGTCAATGGAGCCCTTGTCCTCTATGAGGCGGACAGGGGCTCCCATAACCTCAGTCATTTCAAGTTCGAGCCAGCTAGTCTCCTCTCTGCCATCGTTCAAGATCGCAGAGAGGAAGTCTATGGTGGATATTCGGCCGACTGGTGCTAACGATCTGTTGGCCGCCAATCGGACGAGTTTCTCGTCGTCAGTAACAATGAAGAAGACGTCCGCACCACCGTTCAGGACCCCCTGAACGATGATGGGATCATCCTCGAGTATTTCCGTGGGGGGGTTGTGGTAATCGTCACCAGTGATGATTCCATAACCCTCCGACATAAACCATTCGTAAAGTTCCTCCCCGGCCTCCTCATGTCTAGTGAGGGGCCGGAGCGGTTTACCAAAGCGGCGTTTGATCACCTCTGGTAGGTCCACGTAAAGTGGGTTTCCTTCCTCGAGGATGCCAACCGCCTCAAAACTGTAGAGGTTCTCGGGCCTCTTCGCACCTAACAGGTGGGGAGAATCCCTGAACCGTGATTTGAATGTTGTAATAATTGTTCTCTCCTCGTCCGAAGAGAACACTGTTCCAACCATCTTCGACTTGACCACCTCAAACAGGTCACGCTTCGTGTCCTGATTGAGCTGCTCAATTCTTTCTTGAAAAAGGTAATACTTGGTTAACTTACTCTCAGTGAGTAAGTAACCAAG